ACAAGTTGGATATCTTTATCAAGCACCCTAAGTATGAAGCCCGACCAATTGAAATGGGCTCTGGTGCTGAAAAGACTATTGCTGCTATGGCTATTCGTTTGTCCCTCCTTTCGGTATCTTCTTTGCCTCGCCCAAGTCTTATGGTTATGGACGAACCCGCAACCGCTCTGGATGCCGAACATATGGATGGCTTTATTCGCATCTTAGAGATGGTGAAGTCCTACTACAAAACAGTACTATTGATTTCCCACCTCGATAGCCTGAAAGACATTGTAGATATTACCATCGATATTGATAAGGTTGACGGATTTGCTTATGTAAATCAATAAACTTTTTTCTCTTTTCTTCATTTTTTATGTGTTTTTTCTAGATGAGCCAACTATTTATATTAGATGAGCCACTTAGGAGAAGCACAATGCCTTGCGGGATTTACAAAATAGAGAATAAGCAGACCAAGAAGTTTTACATTGGAAGCAGTATAAACATCGAACAAAGGTGGTATTCTCACAAAAGCAAACTGAGAAGAGATACCCACTGTAATCAGCATTTACAAAATGCTTGGAACAAATATGGTGAAGACAACTTTGTATTCTCTATTCTTATTGAGGTTGATGAAGAAATGCTTATAACCACAGAACAAGAATATTTGGACGAAACCCAGTGCTATGATAGGGAAATCGGATACAATAAGGCTTCTTGTGCTGCCGCTCCAGCTAGGGGTATGATAGTGAGTGAAGAAACAAGAAGAAAGATAAGTGAAGCAGTGAAGTCTAGACCTCCTCGATCAGAAGAGACAAGAAGAAGGCAAAGTGAAGCCCTGAAAGGTCGCACTTTTTCCGCCGAAACCAGAAAGAAGATGAGCGAAGCCAAAAAAGGAAAGGCACCAGCAGTCTCATTTCTTCCTCCAAGTGAAGAGGGAAGAAAGAGAATAAGCGAATATGCTAAGACAAGAACAGGGCACAAGAACCCCAACTCTCGACTAACACCAGAACAGGTGGCTTCTATGAAGAAAGACTTTGCGGATAGAAAACTGACTAACAAGCAGATGGCTGAAAAGTACGGTGTATCAGTATCTACTGTGAAGAGGCTAAAAAGCGGCAACACTTATCGATAACCAAACTATTTAGTTTATGGACCCAAAGCGATTTTTTCAATCCAACCTCGCAAAGGCTTTGATCTTTTATTGCTTTGGTTTCGTTGTAATACCGCCAATGGATACAGCACTTTGGATTATTTCTGGAGTGTTTATTTCCTTGGCTTTTTTTGAAAAAACAAACTTATTAGGTTAGATAATGAAGTGGGATGACTACTGGATTGTAAAGTATCGAACAGAAGAAAGTAAAATAAAGAGACATATTCTTTATATATCGGCTCCATACGATCAATATGACGAGGAAAAGATAAGAAAGATCCTTGCTGATACAAACCCCGAATGGGAAATAGTAAAAGTATACCCAGTAGAAAAACTAAACTTCAGAAGACCTAGTGGAGGGTAAAATGTTGAGACATGCAGTTGATAGCTTTTTGAGTAAGCTTATTTCTAGAAAACTTATGGTATGGCTTACAGCCACAGGGCTTATGCTTACCGAAACACTACCATTACAATCAGGCGACTGGGTTGCTATTTCCTTGGCTTACATTGGCATTCAGGGATTAGCAGACATCGCAACACAATGGAAGCACGGACGATGATGGAATTTTGGCTAGTAGCAAAGATTTGGTCTGCGAAGGTTTGGGAGTTCGCCAAAAAGTATTGGAAAATCCTTGCCGCCGTAGCCTATACTGTATTTGTGTGGGTATTTTTCAAAAGCCATGCTGATAAAGCCAAGGCTGCTTTGGGAATAAAAGACAAAGCACACAAAGAGGAAATCGAAGTACTCACCAGCACTCACCAGAAAGAGATTGCTTTGAGGGACGAGGAACTAGCCAGATACCACCAGATTATCGCCCAGATAGAAAAAGACTACGAGAATAAAAAAGAAGAACTCTCGGACAAAAAGCGAGAGGAAGTCAAGAAACTTGTAGCAGAAAACAGCGAAGACCCAAGCAATCTGTCTAAGTTATTAGCAGAAAGGTTTGGTATTTCACACATAGGTGAAGAGTAATGAAGCGGCTACTCGAAAACTGGAATAAGTTTATCAACGAAGAAAAAGAAACGATAATGTTTCCAGCAAGGTTTCTGAAATCTCATATGGGAGAATACAGAACCGAGCCAAAGTGGAGAAACTTTCTAAAACTCGGAGACGAAGAAAAAAGAAAATGGGCTGAAACTGTTGATACAAAAAGCAATCCAGTAGAAGTCACAGTTTTTATGGACGGTGTTTTTGGCTTTGGCGACGGACACCACAGAGTAATGGCTGGAAAAGTTTTAGACATAGACATTCCTATTATCATTACTTATAACCACATAAAAAACAAAGCCCAACCCGGAACTTGGGAGGCTTGGTGGAAAGAGGTAAGCAAAGGAAACAGTCCAGCCCAACTCAATCCAGAAGGCTATAACCTAAGAAGCCCAGAGCAAGTCAAGGAGTTGGTGGAGGAACAATGAAAGAGATTATAACAGAATGGCGAAAGTTTGTAATGAACGAGAAACTAATGCTGAAACCCGGACCAAACGGCTGGGATAAGTATTGCCAACTAGTAGCCGAGGCTTATGCTAAGGCACCTAAGTTCGATCCTGCTGCTGCTAGTTCGTTCGAGGCAATGAAGCCATTTGTAGATAAGATGTTCAAGCGGATCGAAGGTGTTGTTGATGTTCAGTTTGTTCCAGAGCACCCATACGAAAATGCGGCAGAACTAAGACAGGATGTTCAGCAAAATGGTGTCCTCAAGATTTCTACTCTTGATGCGGAACACGACATTTTCGACCCAGAAACAAATGCTAAGTTTAGAGCAATCCATGATTACATGTCGCATATTCAGCGAGGCACCGAATTCGATGCGAAAGGCGAGATTGCTTCTTATAATGCTCATTTACAAACAATGCCTCCTAAGTCCCACCCAGCACTATTTACAGAAGTGGTAGGTCAGGCTTGTTCGTTTATTGTGAATGGTAAGTTCCCAGAGCAGAAGATTGCCTTACTCCCCGGCTTTGACTACGAAAAGGTAGGAGTTGTGGAAGGCTATGATATTGTAAATAAGGAACTGGTAAAGAAAGAATGAAACAACTACTATCCATAATCTTAGTTATACTCTTTGCTTTCCCTGCTTGGGCACAAGAGGGAGTTATAACTCAGATCCAGAAGGGCAAGCGAGCACCTTTCACAGGTATCCTAATGGATACGAAAGCAGCAGCCAAAGTCCTAACTGACCAAAAATACACGGCAGAAGAGTGTAAAATAGAAATGGATAGGGAACTGGAAATACTCAGAGCAAAGTTGGAACTCGACCTGAAAATCAGCGAGATCAAACTAAACTCTGCTAATGAAAAATACACAAGTCTTCTCAATATAAAGGATGAGGAGAACAAGCGGCTACAAGAACTAGCACTAAAAAGCCCAAACGACTACTCACACTGGTGGTTTGCTGGAGGAGTTATCGGCGGAATAGTCTTGTCTGTTAGTATCTTTGCTGTCGCTGTGGAGATTAGAAACTAATGGCGATTGGAAAGTATAGTCATGCCAAGCTAATGTCTTTGATCAGACAACAAGCACAACAATCTCAGGTTGCAGGTGACATTACTGGTGTTACGGCCGGACTAGGATTGTCTGGAGGGGGAACTAGCGGTGATGTATCTCTAGCATTAGATCTAGACAGTTTGACAGATGTGCCCATAGATGTCAGTGCCGACAGTATTGTATACATTGATGCCGATGACAGTAATGCTTCGAAAAAAGAAAGTGTTGCTGATTTAGCAACAGCCATGGCTGGAAACGGAATCGCAGCCTCTTCAGGGGTATTTTCTGTTGATATTGCAAATGCCACTGATGGAACTGGCATAACAGTTACAGATTCCGACCTTATTCTTTTAGCTGATGCTGATGATGCCAACAATGTAAAAAGAGTAGAAATAAGTCAATTACAAACCAGTACTGATCCAGCAGGGGCAAACACTGAAATCCAATATAATAATAATGGCGAATTCGGTGCTTCATCCAACTTTACATTCGACGGCTCTAAGCTTTCTATCACAGGGTCTACTGTTGCCAATGGTTACTTAAGTTCTTCTCACATCATTCCTTTGTCCGATGGCACCTATGATTTAGGCGAAGTAGACAACAAATACGAAAACCTTTATGGAAACTTCTATGATGGTGCCGTTTCTTTTACAGCAATCAATAATGAAGGGGCACAGTTAACCAGAGGTCAAGTCGTTTATGTTGACGGAGTTTCTGGAAACACACCAACAATTGCTTTGGCAGCGGCAGATGATCCAAGTAAAATGCCTGCTATGGGATTGGTTGCGGACGGCACTTCGAACCCCGGCACAGAAGTTAGGATTGTTACCTTTGGTTCTCTTAGGGGAATGGACACCGACGGATTTTCAGAAGGCGATACCTTGTATGTCCAAACCGGTTCTAGCGGAGTATCAGGTAGTCTAACCAATTCTGCTCCAACTGGATCTGGTGCCCTTATTCAGAATATTGGTAGAGTTCTAAGAGTTGATGCGAGTGCTGGTCAAGTAAAAGTTGGTGGTGCTGGCAGAACAAATGCTACACCAAATCTAGACGAAGGCAACATTTTTATAGGAAGTTCTACAGATCAAGCAATTCAAGACGATACTATTTATGTATCCTCTTCGGTCAATAGAGTTGGTATAAACACAACTACTCCAACTCACACCCTTACCGTCGACGGTCAAGTGTCTGCCTCTTCTAATGTTATTGTCGGTGGTGCGGCTGTTTTTGGTGTTGGAGTTCCAACAAGTGGTATTGGGGGCGATGATGGAGCCCCTGTGTTTGGTATCCCGTCTAGCGGAGACGGTCAGTTCCAAAATGATTTATTTGTAAATGGCAACCTTGGAATCGGCACCACTTCTCCATCAACAAGATTACATATTGTCGGTGAATCTTCACAGACAGCACAAATAAGATTGTCTCAATACGACAACAGCCAAGATGCCCCGGACCTTCGCTCAAGAAAAGCAAGGGGAACAGCAGCATCTCCTTCTGCTGTGGCTGCTACAGATTACTTCTTTAGATTCAATGCCGAGGCTTACAATGGATCTAGTTTTGTAACAGCAGGAACTATGCGGTGGGATGCCAACGGTTCAGACACAAATGGAAATAGTGTATTTGGTATTTCAACAAGGGTAGGCGGAACAACAGCCGATAGATGGACGATTGATGCCAACGGAGACATCAACATACCAGACGACGAAAAGATAATCTTTGGAGACAATGACGACTGCCACATAGAGTACAATGAAAACGGCGATGACTTTATGGTTATTTCTGGTTCTGCCAATGGTATTGTTCTTTCTGGATCAACCATTCAGATTGCTGGAACACTCCAAGGTGCTTCGCCACTTCGTATTGGTGGTGAAGTTCAGATTACTAGCGATAAAACAGACGGAACTATTGGGAATATGATTTTTGGTGATAATACCAAACTTTTCTTTGGAGACAACAAAGAGAGCTACATCAGATTTAGAAATGGAGAAGGAGATTTCTTAGAACTTTCTGGCTCTGATTGCGGAGTTGTTATTTCTGGATCTCATGTGTATATCGATAGTAACCTTGGAATAGGTGTCGCAGAAGACGACATTACACATGCGATCACCTTACCAGACAATAGTGATGCTTCAGGACAAATCAAAGCAAATGCTTACCTTACTTACTCTTCTATTCGCTACAAGAAAGAAGTAAAACCCTTAGTCGATCCATTGGAAACTCTCAAGAAACTAGACGGTGTATCCTATGTCTGGAAAGACACAGGAAAACTTGACTATGGATTTATCGCAGAGGAAGTCGGCAAGGTCTTACCAGAAATCGTTGAGTTCGCCCAAGACGGCGAACATGTAAACAGCATGGATTATATCCGTATCATCTCATTCTTGGTCGAGGGTGTAAAAGCCCAAGACAAAAAAATAATCAACCTAGAAAAGAAACTTGATCTTTTGGCTGAAAAACTAGATAAAATAAACCTATAATAGGGCATGATGAAGACACCTGATCTAAACACTATCGCAAAGATAGAACAAGCAATCTCAAAGAAATACGGTCCCCAGACAATCACCAATCCAAAGTCCGGATGGACCAAGGAAAAGGAACTTGACTATCTTGAACAAATTAAGAGAGTATATAAAAAACAACTCAAAAGAAGCGAACATACTGAAAAGATAAACAAAGATGGTTTTTTCCTATCAAAAAAACTACTTACTAAAGACGAAGACCGTGTTTGTCCGGCTTGCTTTGAGTATTCATTTAGTCCAAAAGACGATGTATATATGAACAAGTATGACTGCTGCTACAAGTGTTATATGCATTTTGTTGAGGGCAGAGAAGAAAGGTGGATGGACATAGACCAAAGAGTAGAGTTTCTAGGAAACTTTTATAAGGGGAAAGATAATGGCTAATATTTTAGATGTTGTTCAGACAATCCAGAACATCGTAGGACAGAAAGGATATGACGGAGCACTTGACGAAGAAGGCAATCCAGTAAAGATTGGTCTTCGTAGAGAAGTGGACAATGTTGTAACAGACAGTAGACTTGTTGATGGATTTAAAGTTCGCTTCCAAGGCGACAAGATGATCTTGAGTTATTCTTCTGAATGTACTATCAAGAATGTTCAGCAGCCAGATTTTGAATCGATGGTTGAACAGAAAATCGCTGATATCATTTCTTTTATCCAAAAAGAATATAGAGGTGCAGCTAGCGGAACTCTTCGCTTGACAAAAGAAGGCGAAACTGATATCTTAGTGCAAAAGATGTCGAACTTCCGTACTTGGTACCAGACTTCTTGTATCTATAAGATTGGTGGTGCTCAGGGAGTATTGGAAGAAGACAAACCAGCAGATCTCAACGAGAGCATCAAGAACTGGTTGAAGGCTGCTAAAAACTAATCACTGTGAGAAATGGCTTACAAACTATCCAAAAAAGAAATCCTTGCGGAAATAGTCAAGTGTGGTAAAGACCCTAACTTCTTTATCAACAACTATGCGAGGATCTCACACCCAATACACGGGACAGTCCCGTTCAAGACATACGATTTCCAAACCCAACTACTAAGTGATTTCAACGACCATCGCTTCAATATTATCTTGAAGGGTCGTCAGTTGGGCATTTCTACCATTACTGCTGCTTATGTATCTTGGATGATGCTTTTCCATAAGGACAAGAAT